AACTGTACTGCGGCGCGCCAGCTGTTTAATGCGCGGATCCGGAGCATCGTATGAATCCGGAAGCGGAAGCCCTTCACCGTAAGCCATGGCATTGGACTGCCCGGCCAGTACGATGACGTAGTACCAATCCGGCTCAGATGAAGGGCCGACCTGTGGCTCTCCTTCAATAGCCACCGCCTGCATCAGTGTGTACGGCGTAATGGCAACCGGTCCGCCGTATGGCTGCCAGCCCTCTTTCAGTTTGTGTGTCAGCTTTTCCGCAAGGTCTGACGGCGACGCCGCCCTGACAACATCGTAATGTTTAATCGACATCGAATTTCTCCCGTGTAGAGGAACAGAGTTAAAAAGCCGGAAGCGGAATCAAATCACAGGATGACCATCTGCCAGTGGCAGGTCATAAAAAAAAGGCTGCGCAATGCGCAGCCAGAACTCACAAGGAAAATGATAAAAGGAATAACACTAGTGATGTACGCATGGCGCCTCCCGCTAAGTTCTGCAATGATCAAACAGAACTCGCTACGTGCCCTTAAAACTCGATCATTTAGCCCCTCCAAGGAGGATTCACCATGCGGTTGATTTTTTAATAAACAGTAAACAAAAAAGTCAAGAATTATTCATTCTGTTCTTTCATCATCGGCCACAGCAATACCACAATGCCGCAGACCAGAGCGCCATCAGTCAGTACCAACATTATCCTGCTGGTGAAATCCATCATCACCATCACTAAAAGCAGGATCACAACAGCAAGCAGACACAGTTTATAAAACAATGTTCAGAAAACGCATTCAGCATGCCTAAGGTTCTATTCCTACGAATAGCCAACTTGCAACTTAAAATATTATTTATGCAGCCAATTAAATTCTGGTCCTTACAATATCAACCTGAAGATTCTTATCTTGTGCTGATTGATAAATGACAAACCTTTTACTACCTGCATTGAAAGAAGTAGACAAAACCAGACAATTATCATAACGAGCAAGAACATAATACCAACCATCATTATAATTAATCATTTCATATTCTTTCTTAAACTGTGGTTTGTAATATCCTGTCAGAAATGAAAAAAGCCAAAAATATGCCACAAAAGCAATCATCACAATCTCAAAAAAATGTTTTTTTATAAATGGCTTATCATAGAAGCATGATACCGATAAAAATCGCCCATAAGATCTTATCGAAATTGTAACCGCCAGCGCAATCGCTGCTGACAGTAGCAAAAGAGGTACCTGAATCTTCTGTCTCAATATAGAAAACTCAATAATTGCCGGCACAAACAATAATTCCACAGCAAAATAAAGGCGAAATACATTTAGCTCTTGCATAGAATGTTTTCTTTTCACTGCGAAAAAGAATACAACACCAATACCCCAACCGATAAGAAATATAGCAATGACGATAACTGCAAAAAATAAACTTCTGGCAACATCATCAACACCTGCACCTACAATCCACCATGGGAAGCCGTAGTAAAAAGAAGTACCCCATCCATAGAAATAAGCACTCCCCCATCCAAGGCATCCCATGTAGGCAATAAAAAGTGAAGAACTCCTGAGCAGCGCACCATCCTTCATAACCACCCCAATACAAGATGATAACATTGGCTTACAACTCATAACAAAAGCAATTCAATGCCGTCAAGAGGTTACAGGCTAAAAAAACTCTATTACATAGCAGCCAGCATGTTTACCGTACAAGTACAACTCAGGGCATAAAAAAAACCCACTCGGCAGCGGGTTTATACATTTTTTACAACATACCAAATTTGCATGAAGTATATGGCTTTTAATCCAGTTTTGCAATATTTTGCTGTAAAAATGCTGCCTTTTGTTTTGAACGTGTTCTCGTCACAAGCAATAAAGCATCACTATCAAGCTGTAGAAAAATGTGCTTCATTGCAACCCAGCGTTCAGTAAATGTCTCGGACCAGTTTTTTGTTGTCACTCCCACCAATGATGCCAGTGTCTGGTATTCATAGGCCTCACGCCCTGCAAGTTCGCTCTTCACATCCTGTGCAGCCAGCCAGATTAACGTCTTCAGGCGATCCAGTGTCTTACCTGCAATTTTTCTGTTACTTAACAAATCTTTAAACTCGCTCCATGCCCATTGCGTTATGGTGACCTGATGCCCCCATCGAACGCTTTCGCTGTAACACCAAAGCAACCATGCTTTCTGATGTTCATCGAGAGACAAAACCGCGCGGCGCCATGAAGAGGTTGAGAATTCAACCGGGCTGACCAAAGCAATGGATGAACCTTTTGCGTACGACTGCTTACCGGAAGTCGGCGTATTATCCAGCGTAATCATCTTGCCAGTTACCACATCCAGAATGCGCGGCTTCTTTCGTTTGTATGTACCAGTATCAAATTGTGCATGCTCCTGCCAGGCTTCGAGCTGGCCTTTCGTTGCTCCGTTCAAGTCAGCAGTAGCTGCCATAAGTTGCTCACGAACATACTGTAAATATTGGGTATTCATGCAGTAAATCCTTTCTATATTTTGGCATAATTCTTCAACATTCGGTAATCGTTCAAAACCGAATCGGGGAAACGACATAAGCACAGGAGCCCCCAGCGACAGCGAAGGAGTTCTGATATATAAGACTCAGACATCATTCATTCCCCGGTTCTCCAATATCTGTTTCACTCATCATCCATAACTACCTGTAATTGCCCCCCTTTTTTTGTAACAGTTCTTATATTGCTATATAGAATAGCCATTACTAATGCATTTAAATTTAATAAAATAAAAATTATAAAAAACATAAAACACCACGCAAACACACTTAATAAAAACACCGTTACATTAAAAGATAATAAAAACCGCAATAAAAAACGAATAAATCAATTGTCTCACGCAATTATAAAACATCATATTGATTACGCACCTTGTATTACAAACTCATGTATGTAAAATACGCGCACCATTCAAAAAAAAGGAAGACAATAACATATGAAAAAAAGTGTCATCGCTGGCGTCTTTATTGCTCTGTCATTTACCACGTGTTCAGCTATCGCGAACAGCCTTGCATTATCATTAGCAAATGATGATGCAGGGAAGTTTCAACCAATACTTAATGATATTTATGGCAATAAACATGAAAACAGAGATGATTACTCACAAGGCTTATTTCTGGGATATAGCCACGATATCTCAGACTCGAGCCAATTATCTCTCCATATTGCGCAAGATATTTACTCTCCATCAGGCAGTAATAAAAGACACAACACAGCTGTAACTGGAGACAGAGCTTTTAGTGCATACACTCACACTGGTATTGAATGGAACTCCCTTGCGAATGACTGGATTCGCTATCGATTAGGTACTGACATAGGTGTTGTTGGCCCCGACGCAGGCGGTCAGAAAGTACAAAATAAAGCTCATGAGATTATTGGGGCAGAAAAATATCATGCATGGGATGATCAAATAGAGAATCGCTACGGTTATACTGTAAAAGGGATGCTATCCATGACACCAAGTATGGATATTTTAGGTGCTAATGTTGGATTATACCCTGAAGTTTCTGCTGTTACTGGAAACTTATTTCAATATGTAGCATATGGCGCAACCATTGCCATTGGTAATGATAAAACCTTCAATTCGGATAATGGCTTTGGTCTGCTGGCTCCCCGTGGTTTAATGCATATGTCCGATACAAGCGGATTCAAATACAAGATTTTTGCAGGTATGGAAAGACGAGATGTCAATCGCAACTATACTCTTGAAGGAAAAACAATACAGACGAAACAAACAACAGTATCGCTAAACAAAACTGTTGATGAATATCAAGTTGGCGCAACAATTGGGTATGCACCTGTAGCCTTCACACTAGCATTTAATAAAGTAACATCAGAATTCAAGACAGGGGATGACTATTCATTTATAAATGGAGCAATCACCTTCTTTTTTTAACTGAATTGAATTCAATCAAAATAACATAAGTCCAACAAAAACATAAAGTGCGAAATGAATGCCAGCTCCATTTATTTCGCACTATAAAAGATTAAAAGTTGCAATAAAATAATAAAATGACTCAGTTACGAAAACCAATAAACTGTGGCCAGTAGTGAGTCGCTCATCATCGGGCTTTTTGGCGAATGAAATTTAGCTACGCTTTCGAGTCTCA